CTATTACAACTTTTAGACGGCAACCGTCTAAAATCAACTTTAAAATAAAAAGTTTAGACGCAAAAATTATCTTGACTTTTTTAAAAAAATATATTATAATTATTATAGAAAATAAAAGAAAAGAGGAAATTCAAAATGACAATTTACTTTGATATGGACGGTACACTTGCAAACTTTTACGGTGTTAACGGTTGGCTTGACTGTTTAAATAATGAGGATATAACACCCTATAAAATAGCTAAACCATTAATAAAAATGAATGTTCTTGCAAGGGTATTAAATAATTTACAGAAAAGAGGTTTTGAAATCGGTATAATTTCTTGGACTGCTAAAAATAGTTCTGAAAACTATCATAAAGCTGTTGCAAGTGCAAAAGAAAAGTGGTTACATACTCATTTGAAAAGTGTAAAATTTAATGAAATCAATATTCTTGAATATGGTGTTCCAAAAAGCACCGTAGCAACCGAAAACGATATTCTTTTTGATGATGATAAAAGAGTTAGAAAAGAATTTTGCGGGCGAGCATTTGATGAAACAAAAATATTTGAAATCTTAAAGGCTCTTTAAAGAGCCTTTAATTTTACCATAATTTGCGTCTAAATTACCGCTGCGACCTTAGACGCTAACCGTCTAAAACAAAGAATTGAAAGCTTAGACGCAAAATTCATTTTTAAAATTTTAAAAAATTTTCAAAAAACTATTGACTTTTAAAAGTTTTTGCTATATAATATATACATAAGATAAAGAAAGGAAAATAACAATGAAAAAGAAAGAGATATTTTGGGAACTTATTGGCTATTTAATTATAGTCGGCTTAATAATCGGACAAATAACTATTGGTTATTGGTATTTATTTGCACAATTCATTTATTTATTTTGTAACCTTATAAGTGTAATAAA